ATACCGTCACTTTCTAAGAAACTGCCGGTAAATTCCATACCTAAGTCTGCTAGGCTCATCCTATCTTCTATCGTCCTTTTATCTCTTCTTATTTAAATCATTAATTGCTGTTTCCTTGTATTTCGGTTGGTCAGTAATACTTATTCCACAGTAAGGAACCGGTTGCTCGGCAAAATTCTGAAATTCATAGATACCAAGTTCTTCTGCCTGTTTTAGAATCCAGGCGAAGTTATTCCAGAAAAGTGGCGTGTGTCCAATTTCACGCGTGCCAATATGACCAACTTCATGTAATGTTACAAATGTAAGAATATTAACGTCTACAAGGTCTTGACTGGAATTCTTCTGTCTCAAGCAGACGTGTATTTTTTCGCCCTTATTTAGTGTAAAGGATGTATAACTAGAATCGGGTGTAGATTCACTGAATCGTGTAGGATCTGCGTCAAAGTTCTTGAGAATATCAAGCGCAATTTGATTATCTGTTTTTGACTGCTTGAAATGCGTCATTAATCGGAGAATACGACTACGAACTTCGGCTAAGCGATTTGCTGCTTCTAATTTATCAGGCAGGTTGCGAACCAGATAACTATTATCATCAACGGTTGATTTAACATAAGACATATCAAAAAGTGCCTTTCGTGTATAATATGTAGCCAAAGCAGTTCCTGTAATAGCAACGAGCAACATAAACATATTTTCTTGACTTGACATTCCCTATCCTGTGTGCTTAATTTCAAACAGTTTGACTGTTTTAAATTAGTTGTATTCTGCCAAAAAGCTATTAATTTATGAGCCAATCTCCAAAGGCTTGCGATTTACGTCAGGCTCAATCGTGGTCTGATTCCAGGGACCGACCTGTACCTGCGGGTTAGGCGGGGAAGAGCGGAGATCGTGGGAAGCATTGCGGAGGGACTGGCCGATTGTGTCTACGCCAATCTGGTATCCAGCATTGAGGAAGTTCTTATCCATTATAGAACCGGGTGCCATCGGGTTTGCCTGTACCCACTGGCTGTTAGGGTCATTGGGCAATAGTTCAGACGCCTTGAGCTGCTTCTTGGGGTAGCAGTTTTGCGGTTGCTCAGTGGACTCAAATCCAGACGCAGCCGGAGAAAGACCGCTGCTGGCCTCAACGTAGTTACCGCTGTAGTTTCCAGACATTTGCTCTACACCCGCAACATTAGGAACGGGGGGATTAGCGGTGGGATAGCTAGGTGCATCAACAAATGTCTCAGGCATTGTAAAATGGTTTCTAGACATCTTGACGAGACCACCGAATGTAGGATCTAAGAAATATACCAGTGCGGCACCCAAGGCAACAATTACAATTGCTAAAAGGATATCACGAGTGTCCATTGCTTCTACTAATAACATAGGGGAGATTTCTTATTAAACCGCGAAACATCCAGGATTAAGTGTTTATCTTTTTGAGGGGCTTCTTACAGGGTGGGGAGGAACTTCAACTTCTTCCTCTTCTTCATATTCATCATCTTCATTATCTGTTAAATCATAATCTGAAAATGTGGATTCATCGTCATCCAGAGTAAAATTTTCAAAGAAGAAATTGATTTCACGAAAAGCCATTTTCTTGGCGACTTGGGCCTTCAGGCGGGATTCCTTAACACGCTCCTTGGCCGCAAACTTACGGTCCAGATAATTGCGGTCTTCATGATGATTTAGTTTTACAGGAGCAGAATCAACATCAATATTGATTTCTCGGCTGTCATCAATTTCCTCCAATTCATCATCAGAACCTTGAGTCCAGGGCATGGAAATCTTTGATACTTCATCCACTTGCCAGACAGAAGATGTCCAGCGCGGAAAAATTCCTTCACCAGAGATTTGAACAGCAGTAAGTGTTTGAGAACCAGAATAGTTTTTGCTCGTATCAGAAGGCATAGCAAGATTCTTAGTATCCCATCCCTTCATTAACTTTAATAACTGACTCTTTGTTGGAGCAGATGAGAACCAGGAAGAACGCTTTTCATATAACATATCAATTAACTGACGGCGTGTTTCCATGACAACTGCTAGTAACTCTTCATCATTCTTCCACTTTCCTCCTTCCCATTTAGTGAGTAGAGCAGGCTTTTGGCTTACTCTAATTAAGAAGCCAGACGCAGTCTTCTCGGGCTCAGAAAGTCTCAATTCCATTCTTGCTGAGCCTTAGATTTTTGGGCATGGTCTTTACCGCATTGCGTTTTTATGCTGCGATTAATTTCATATTCAGGGTTAAATGGCGCAAACACTACCGGCCACCGATGGTCGTTATAAGCAGGCTTTCGGTTCTATGGGAAATCAAATGGTAACAAGTCTATGGGATTATATGCAAGCACCTGAGAATAAAGCACGTCTGGTTAATGTATTAGATCCATTGATCCAGCATATAATTAAGTCTATCTTTCCATATATCGCATTTTCTGCTATTTTATTTGTTCTATTACTTATTATTGCCGTCCTAACACTTGTTGTTACACTCAAAGCCACTGGTTACAATCCAGTCACGGCGCTCGTAGATGTAATTCCTACAATGGCGGCCATTACGTCTGTTGCTTCTGTTGTCCCTGCTGCTGCGGAAAATATAAGTTCATAAAATCGCATTTTCTAAAGAGATGTCGCTCGTAACACATGAGCCAACAAATCAACAACGACTCCAGCAGTCGGTTCGTGCTTGGGTTCATTATGATAATTTGGCAAATACATTTAATAAACAGACTCAAAATGCTCGTGCTCAAAAACAGATTCATGAAAAAGAGATTCAGGATATTCTTTTCATAATGAAACAATCAGAGGCTGTGCTAGAAGTAAATGGTGCTCGTCTTCAATTTCAACGAAAAGAAACTAAAAGTAACTTATCGTGGTCCTGGCTTCAGGATAATCTTAGAGCATGGTTCTCATCTGAAACTCGGGGTAAAACAGCGGATGATTTGTTTAAATATTTACAGATGCGGCGTTCCACTAAAATTACCGAAAGTCTTGAAAAGTTATAGATGCTTAAACACTTGTTCTGAAAGATTAATAATAACAAGGTTTCAAATAATGTTGGATTTTGATGAATGGTGGTCTTCAGAGGATGTAGATGGATATACTCCTCGTCTATATATTCATTCTTTGATACAAAATATAGGAAAGGCCTATAAGGAAAAGAAGTTTTCATTTGTAATGCCTCTAGCAGATATAGAACTACGCGTAACTAAATATTTTTCTTTGCTTTTTAAAATTGTTTATACTAATCTGCAAAAAAAAATAGAAACCAATATCCAAATATCTTTACCAGAAAACTGGAGTGACCGAGATGAGAATGAATGGAGAGATGCTTATTGGCATTATTTTGATTCACTCTTTTGGGAACAAGTCATGGGACCAGAAAAATCATGGGAAAATCGTATTATCAAGTGGCGTTATGCTTTACCCGCGATTTTACAAGATTATACAATGCGTTCTCGTAATAATTTACCCCATATTGAAGAAGATATATATTCTGATGGAGAATATGAATCGTATCAAGAACATGATTAAAAATTGATCATTTTAAGATGTATCATGATATATAATATCTTGATATGTCAGTTCAGTTTAATCAGTCTGCTGTAGAGGCGTGGGTAGCATTGTGTAATGAGGAAGGTGAACTAAAGAGGCAGGGTGCTTCCGCAGAAGTGCTGGAGGTAATGCGTATTCGTGTGGCAAAGGCTCTTGTTGCTCTCATTCAAGAGGCTCAATCAACTGCTCTTCTACAGCAAATTTTGGAAGCTTCTCCTACAGTTCCCGCTACAGATGAAATAGGAGATCCAGTTTAATAAGTAAATTTGAGGCCAGTATTAAGAAATTAAATACTTAAATGGTAAAATTTGTATTTTTACGCCACGGAGAGGCTACACATAATAAGGCATTTCATGAAGAAAATCAAAATGAAACGTCTATATTTACCAATGAAAAGTTTAGGGATGCTCCTCTAACGCCTTTAGGAATTGAACAAGCACAAGCAGTTGGGAAAAAACTTACTAAAGAGTTTGGTTTGGATGGATGGACTGCTATGTGGTGTTCACCTCTTACTCGAGCAGTTCAGACTGCTAATGAAATTTATGAAGAAATCAATGTTTATGATATAGTTCTTCATGATAATCTTATTGAGATACAGGGTAAAAATTATGTATGTAATCATCGTTTAACACGCGAAGAAATTGATAAAAAGTATTTCAATATGTGGGAAACTAAGCATCTAGCAGATGTTCAATCTGGATGGAATAAGGCGGAGAATCCGACCACAGTACGATATCGTATGTGGATGTTGTGCGCATTTCTATCGGAATTATATAAGGATAAACCAGATCCTCGTATATTGATAGTAAGTCATGCGAACGCAATTCAGGATTTGACAGGAATATATCTTAAAAACTGTGAATATTGTGTTGTTAATGATCTGCGGTTATTCCACTAACCACTCCCTACAGTCGGGTAGTCGCTTCGTTAACCGCTCCCTACGGTCGGGCGGTCGCTTCGCTAGCCGCTCCACTTAGCCTTGTTCCACGGTAGAACAACCATTGTATCCAATTGGTCGCGGAATTTTTGTACTTTGCGGTCAAAGTCAATTTCCTCAGGTGTAGCCGGCAGCGCCGCGCCATTTTCAGATAAGAGTTCATCAGTTGCTTTTTTATCAGGACGGATGCCATAGCAATTTACGCCAAATCGGAGGTCAGGATTATCAAAATGTCCACCATTTATACCAGGCTTTCCGCACGCCCCCTTGTATTGCTCGGAACCATGCTGTAACTTTTCCCATGTTTCCTTCTGCGTAGGATAGACCGCCATTTGCCCCTTTACCCAGCCATAGTTACACCAATCTGCACCCTGCTTGTGCGCTTCTTGGACCTGCTCAAATGTTGCTAGTTCGGCACCAAGAGCCTTACATACAGGTAAAGCATCCTCATACGTATAGATATTGCGACTTACATTGAATACTTCTCCTCTCGGAGGCATTAATGAGTTACGTAAATCTAGCGGAGATACTGCGGGAGCATCACGAGAACCGGGGATTCCAGCAGGTAAATCATCCTTAGACATTGGGGCCTCTTGAGGCGG